TCAGTTTAAGGTAACAATGCCTTTCCCTGGTTATGCAAGTGTTGGTGGCGAAATAGAAGACTTAGCGTTTTTATGTCGTGGTGCAGCAATTCCCGCAATGACGGTGACAAATATAAATGTCAACTTCAGAGGAAGAGCTGTTAAGATCGCAGGAGATAGAGAAATCCCTAACTGGACTATCACTGTATTAAATGACACAAGCTTTAAATTAAGAAATGCTTTCGAAAGATGGCAGAATGGTATCAACAATATGAGTGACAACGAAGGATTAACAAATCCAGTTGACTATCAAGTTGATGCGTTTGTAGATCATTTAGATAGAAACGGTAATACGATTAAGTCTTATACTTTAAGAGGTGCATACCCAGTTAGTATAAGTGAAATCGCTTTAGACTTTGACGAAAAGACTGAAGTTGAAACTTTTACAGTTGAGTTTGCTTACCAATTTTTTGATACAAATACTACAACTTAATATTAATTAGAGGGGCTTCGGCCCCTCTTTTAAATCCCTTATAAGTAGTAGTACAAGGAGATATTATGGCAGAATTATTCGGCTTTTCAGTAACACGATTAAAAAAACAAGCAGATCCAAAACAAAGTTTTACAACTGCTCAAGCAGATGACGGTACACAAACGGTCAATGCTGGAGGTCACTTTGGTTCATACTTGGATATGGAAGGTAATGCGAAAACAGAGCAAGACCTTATTCGTAGATATAGAGAAATAGCTTTACACCCTGAATGCGATATGGCAATCGAAGATATTGTCAATGAAGCAATTGTCGCAAATGAATTAAAAGACGCAGTAAGAATTAATTTAACAGATTTACCTTACGGCAAAGAAGTAAGAAGAAAAATAGAAGATGAATTTATTGAAGTTTTAAAATTAATGAACTTCAATACAAAAGGACACGACCTTTTTAGAAGATGGTATGTAGATGGAAGAATCTTTTTTCAAAAGATTATTGATAGAGAAAGTCCTAAAAAAGGTATCACAGAATTAAAATATATTGATCCAAGAAAGATCAAAAAGATTAGAGAAGTTAGAAAGAAAAGACCTGACACTCCAATGCCATCATCACTAAACAGTTTGGCTGTAGTTGATGAATATATTGAATACTTTTTATATAATGAAAGAGGATTATCAGGTACAACTGGACAATCTGGTATTAAGATAGCACCAGATACAATTGCGTTCTGTCCATCTGGATTAATTGATCAGAATAAAAATATGGTATTGTCTTATTTACATAAGGCGATCAAACCTGTCAATCAATTAAGAATGATTGAAGATGCAGCAGTCATTTATAGAATTGCTAGAGCGCCAGAAAGAAGAATATTTAAGATTGACGTTGGTAACTTACCAAAAGTAAAAGCAGAACAATATTTAAGAGATGTAATGGCAAGATATAGAAATAAACTTGTCTATGATGCTTCTACAGGTGAAGTTAGAGATGATAGAAACTATATGTCAATGTTAGAGGACTTTTGGTTACCAAGTAGAGAAGGTGGTAGAGGTACAGATATTTCTACATTACCTGGTGGACAAAATCTTGGTGAGATTACAGATATAGAATATTTTAGAGCAAAACTATATCGTTCTCTAAATGTTCCAACAAGTAGATTAGAAGCCAATTCAGGTTTTAACTTAGGAAGAGCTTCTGAAATAACAAGAGATGAATTAAAGTTTACTAAATTTGTTCAAAGATTAAGAAAGAAATTTACTGAACTTTTCAATGATATTTTAAGAACACAATTAGTGTTAAAAGGTATTATTGCTGAAACAGATTGGATTAATGTAAGAGATAGTTTACAATATGACTTCTTACAAGATGGACACTTTGCTGAACTAAAAAACGCTGAACTTCAAAGAGAAAGATTAGCATTAGCAAATGAAATGAGAGATTACATTGGTAAATTCTTTTCAGTTGATTACGTTAGAAAACACGTATTAAAACAAAACGCAAGAGAGATTGAGGAAATGGATAAACAAATTAAGAAAGAAATTAAAGATGGTATTATTCAGGACCCAATGGCTCAAGTTACAAATAATAGTGACGACACAATAGTATAGGAGTAATAAAATGAGTGATGAAGTAAAAAACTTTATAGACAAAATCGCAGATGGTGATAACGCTAGTGCTGGTGACGCATTCAAAGATGCGTTAAGAGTAAAAGTAGGAGACTCACTTGATGCACATAGACAAGAAGTTGCTGGTAATATGTTTAATGGAAACGTGGAACAACCACATAGTGACCCTAAACCAGTGATCGCTGATCCAGGAACATTTAACCAAGATGGTTCTGTATCACCTACAACTAATGCCGGCGATGGACAAGCAGATTTAGATTTATCTCAACCATCACCTGTTGGGATAGATGTAGATAATGCTGGTTAGTAGAGTCATAAAAGAAAATCGTTTGATTGACTCAAAAAGTTTTAATGAGTTACCACCTCTTATGAAAGAGGCAATGACAGATGTATTTAAACTCATTGAAAAAGAAACTGGCAATATTATAGAAAAGTTTGAAGGCGCCGTAAATAAAGTATCTGAGTTTCACGGTATTAATTTAGAAAAATTTTATGAATATATTGACAAAGAAGTTTTAGAACAATTAGGAGAAAAATAAAATGGCACAAACATTCATAGTTAAGGGTAGTGTTGTCACAAATGCATCTGATAATGATTTCAGTAGAGCACAGTATGTTAGAATTACTGCAACTGCTGACACAACTGCTGTACTTGAAGAATCAAATGGTAGTACAGTAATTGGTCAAGTGTATTTAGAAGATGGTGATACAGTTATCATTGAAAAACACCCTGCTGAAAAAATTACTTGTCCAACTTCAAAAGCTAGTGCAGTTGGATCACCGAGAAGTTAATTATGACAATATCAACTACAAAGTTGGTGGACAATAATTTTCATATCATTGTTAACTCAAATGGTATAGGAAATGAAGAAGAACAAACTTTAGTTGATGTTGTAAATTCAAACAACGCTTCTAGTGAACCAAAAGTATCTATAGCGAATATCGTTTATGAGATACGAGGAACTGGAAACGTAACTGTGTTTTTTAAGAATGACACAGAAAAAAAAGTAGTGTTATCAGGTCGTGGTAATTACGGTTTGAAACCTACTGAAGAAAAGATAAAAGACACGATAGGAGATATAATACTATCAAGTGACTCTAATGTAACAAAGTATAATGTTGTTATAGAGGCACATAAAGAAACGGGATATAACTAATGGCTGATACAGTAACATCACAAACAATTGCTGACACTTCAGGTGTAAAGTTTGTAACTAAATTAACAAACTTTTCTGATGGTACAGGCGAAACTTTAGTAAAAAAAGTTGACGCTTCTGAATTAACTTTTATGACTGAAGACGGTAATAGAAAGATTAGTAAGATATGGTATTCTGTGAATACTAATAATAACAAAGCAGGTGTAGAAATTGTATGGGATGGTACAATAAATGCCACTGCTTTACACTTATCTGGTAATGGTTATTTTGATTTAAGAAGTGCTGGGAACGAAATAATCAACAACGCTACAACGCCAACAGGCGATGTTTTATTATCTACTAAAAATTTTGTAACTGGCGATAATTATACGCTTATTATAGAGTTTAGGTAAAAAAGTTTATAAATATTAGACAAAGAGAGAGCAATATGAAACTAATTTCAGAAGAAGTCGCATCAGCCGAATATCTTGTAGAAGAAAATAACGGCAAAAAAGAATACAAAATCAAAGGTGTATTCTTACAATCAAATATCAAAAATAGAAATGGAAGAGTCTATCCTAGAGAAATCCTAGTTAGAGAAGTGAACAGATATACAAAAGAATTTATCAATAAAAATAGAGCTTTTGGTGAGTTAGGGCATCCTGACGGACCAACAGTTAACCTTGAAAGAGTATGTCATATGGTTAAATCATTAAAACCAGATGGCGATAATTTTATTGGTGAAGCAAAAATAATGGATACTCCATACGGTAAGATCGTAAAAGGTCTTATAGATGAGGGCGCTCAATTGGGTGTTTCAAGTCGAGGTATGGGTTCAATTATGAATAGAAACGGAATTAACTTTGTAAAAGATGACTTTTATCTTGCTACAGCAGCGGATATAGTCGCAGATCCATCTGCTCCTGACGCCTTTGTTGAAGGTATTATGGAGAGTAGAGAGTGGGTTTGGGACAATGGTGTTCTTAAACAAGTTGATATTGAATCTTGGAAACAACAAATCCAAGAGGCGAGAAGAACAGTTTTAGAAGAAAAAAAACTAGAAGTGTTTAAATCGTTTCTTACAAAACTGTAATCTTATAAATATCCATACAAAGGAAATTTATAAACGTTTATAAAATCAAAAGGAGATTTCTAATGGCCGAAACAGATAAAATAATTGAGGCGGTAGAAGCACAAGCAGAAAAGGAAGTTAACGAAGCAGTTAATCCTCAAGCTGATGCTCCAAAAAAGAATGCTGTCGCGGCTGAACCTACTCATCTGAAAAATGATGCAGAAGATTTAGGCGCAGCTGTAGTTAAACCTACGGATAGCAATCCTGACGCCACAAAAAAAGTAAATCAAGTTTCTGGAGATCCTCAACAAGCAAGTCAAGGTAGTGCAGACGCAATGCCAAAACTTAAAGAGGAAGACGAAACGGCAGATGAGAAGAAATCAGAAGTTAAAGAAGGCGAAATGCCAAAAGCAGCTTTAGACGCTCTTAAAAAATCGCAAGATAAAGAGAAGAAAGAAGACGCTGATGAAGACAAAAAAGATATGAAAGAAGCATCTGAAGAAGATGTTATTGATGTATCTGCAGATGTTGAAGCTTTAACTAAAGATGAAGACTTATCTGAAGATTTCAAATCAAAAGCAGCAACTATCTTTGAAGCAGCAGTTAAATCAAAATTAACAGATGCTAAAAAGAAAATGCACGCTTCTTATGAGGAGAAATTAAAAGAAGAAGTTGAAACTACGAAATCAGAGTTAGTAGAAAAAGTTGACTCGTATCTAAACTACGTTGTAGAAGAATGGATGCAAGAAAACAAACTAGCGATTGAACGTGGTATCAAAGGTGAAATCGCTGAGGACTTCATCAGTGGTCTTAAAAAGTTATTTGAAGACCATTACATTGATGTTCCAGATGAAAAATATGATGTGCTCGAAGATCAAGCTTCTAAAATCGAAGACCTTGAGAAAAAACTTAACGAACAAATCGAAAAGAATGTTGAACAGAACAAAGCAATTGGCAGTCTAAAAAGACAAGACATCATTGATGAAGCGTCTAAAGATTTAGCTGACACTGCTAAAGAGAAGTTTAACAAACTTGCTGAAGAAGTTGAGTTTTCAAACGAGGAAGATTTTACTACTAAAGTAGCAACTATTAAAGAGAGTTACTTTGGTGCGAAGAAAGAATCTTCAACTGATATAGATGATGTAGCGGTAGCAGGTGGGTCTGACGAACAAGTTGATCCGGCAGATTTATCGAATAGTATGGCTGCTTATACCGCCGCTATAAGTAAAACAAAAGACATTAAAATTGTCAAGTAAATATAGAGGGAGAAAAGTATAATGTACTTATCTGAAACTTACGAAAAAAAATGGCAGCCAGTCCTAGAGCATTCTGATTTACCAAAAATCACGGATTCTTACAGACGTGCCGTTACAGCTACTATCTTGGAAAACCAAGAAAGAGCACAAAAAGAAGACGCTGCTTTCTTAAACGAAGCGGCTCCTGCTAACGCAACAGGTTCTTCAATTGCTAACTGGGATCCAATTTTGATCTCACTAGTAAGAAGAGCAATGCCTAATCTTATCGCTTACGATATCGCTGGTGTACAACCAATGACTGGTCCAACTGGACTTATCTTCGCAATGAGAAGCAGATACACTTCACAAACTGGCGCAGAAGCTATGTTTGACGAAGCAGATACTGAATTTTCAAGCAGAAACGCTGCTGGTGATTCAACTGCGGGTCAAACTCCAGATGCTGCACAAGCTGGTTCTAACCCATCAATCTTAAACGACTCTCCAGTTGGAGCATACAACAAATTTGAAGGTATGACTACTGCAACTGCTGAGGCTTTAGGAGATGCTGGTTCAAACGCATTTGCTGAAATGGCTTTCTCAATTGAGAAATCTACAGTAACTGCTAGATCAAGAGCTCTAAAAGCAGAATACACTATGGAACTTGCTCAAGACTTAAAAGCAATCCACGGTTTAGATGCTGAGACAGAACTTGCAAACATTTTATCTGCTGAGATCCTTGCGGAAATCAACAGAGAAGTTGTAAGAACTATCTACATCAACGCTGAAAAAGGTGCATCTGCAAACACAGGTACAATCAACACAACTACTGAAGGTATCTTCGATTTAGATACTGACTCAAATGGTAGATGGTCTGTTGAGAGATTCAAAGGCTTAATGTTCCAAGTGGAAAGAGAAGCTAATGCTATCGCTCAAAGAACAAGAAGAGGAAAAGGAAATATCCTTATTACTTCTTCTGATGTTGCTTCAGCTCTACAAATGGCGGGTGTATTAGATTACGCTCCTGCACTTAACAATAATCTAAATGTTGACGATACTGGTAATACTTTTGCTGGTGTATTAAACGGTAGATTTAAAGTGTACATCGACCCATACTCAGCAAATAACTCAGCTGCACAATACTTTGTAGTTGGTTATAAAGGTACTTCACCTTACGATGCTGGTATGTTCTATTGTCCATATGTACCACTACAAATGGTAAGAGCAGTAGGCCAAGACACGTTCCAACCGAAAATTGGTTTCAAAACTAGATACGGTCTAGTTGCAAACCCATTTGCAGAAACAGACGCTCAGTCTGGTGCTGCTACAGCGGTCAACGATGCTGGTTCAGCAAACTCAAATAGAGATTACAGAAGAGTTAAAGTTGCAAACTTAATGTAATATTGGGTTTATACCAAATCAAAAAAAGGCGATCTTTATGGTCGCCTTTTTTGTTTATACTAAATAATACTATGAAGACAAAGAGAAGGAATAAAATCATAATGAAATCATTAAAAAACGCATTTTGATTAGTAACTGTGGCAGGTGCAGTATTTGTGATTGCCTGGTTTACGTTTCCTGATAAGAAAAATAGATTAGAGTTTATTGAAGAAAGAATGAAAGACGTACAGTTACAAAGAAAAGTCTTAACTCAAAAAGAAAAAGAATTAGAACAACTTGCCACAGAAAAAGAGTGGGAAGAAGTGGATAAGAACACTAATAAATAGTAATATGACAACTACATCAACGTTACAACGTCAACCTACTAAATTAGATTATGCGTCACCAACGCAGTTTAAGTTTAGTATTATCAAACTACCAAAAGTAGAATATTTTTGTACTGCTGTAAATATACCTGGTATTACATTAGGTGGTACTATGACACAACCAACACCATTAAAAGATATACCAATACCTGGTGAGAAGTTGACATATGAACCACTATCTATGACATTTTTAGTTGATGAGAATTTAGAAAACTTCCAAGAAATACACGGTTGGTTAGTTGGTCTAGGTTTTCCTAGAGATCATAACGAATTTAGAGATTTAGTTTCATCTGGTAATGATAGATTTCCAGCAAAGAGTCAATCTATTAGTAATGAAATAGGTAAAGTTAGACACGGTGCTACAAATACAGGTGGTATATTTTCAGATGCAACTCTAACTATATTGACTAGTAAAAACAATTCTGTATTAGAAGTTAGATTTAGAAATGTATTTCCAACAGGTTTAACAGGTTTATCATACAATCAACAAGCCGCTGATGTAGATTATCTAACAGCGACAGTATCATTTGAATATGAGATATACGATTTTGCTTCAACAGGGTCGTCAACAACAAGTGTAACCACATCATAGACTTTACTTTTTAAAGTTTTTGTGATATACTATATACAATGGAGTTATTATGACATTAGAAGAATTGCAAACACAGGCTGACAAAGACCTTAAAATAAATGATACTGAACTAGATTTAGAATCATTAAAAACACCTCAATTACACAATCAATATTTAAAACACTTAACAAAGTTTAAGTTACTATTAAGTAAAGCTCAAATAGAATATTACACACAAAGAAAAGAAAAGTGGGAATACTATACAGGTAAAGCGTCACCACAAGTATATGCTGAAAAACCATTTAACTTTAAGTTGTTAAAAACTGATATTGACAAGTATCTGGATTCTGATCCTGAACTAGCGAAATATAAACAAAAAGTAGATTACATACAAACAGTTGTAGATTTTTTAGATAGAACAATTAAACAAATATCAAATCGTGGTTTTCAAATCAAAAATGCTATTGACTGGAGGAAGTTTACTAGTGGTGCCATTT